GTATAATACTTACTACGCACCATATTTACAGAATTTATACAATCCTAAACAGCGTTTAATATCTGTAAAGACAGTTTTGCCACTTAGCATATTGTCGAATTTAAAGTTAATGGACAGGCTTATTATTAGAGACAAGCGTTATATCATTAACGACATGAAAAACAACCTTGTAAATGGTGAGGTTATGCTTACTTTATTGCAAGACTTTAGACCGTTAAGAAAAAAGAAGATATACAACCCATCTATTGACAAAACAACTGTTAATGTAGGAGTTAATATAATAAACGGAGCTGTACAAGCTGAAATTGATGTTACAGGTACTGGTGCTATATCTGCTACACCATCTATAATTACTGAAGATTCTATAGTTGAGATAGAGTTACCACCATTAACTGGAGAGATATTTGAAATAATATCAGAACAACTAGACTACATAATAGATGAAAGTGGTACAGATATACTAGCAAATGAAGAAGGTGAAAGTGAGCTTATAGAAATACCTGTAACATATACGTTCCAAAATGGAGATACAGAAATAGATTATATAGAAATAAGTAGAGCATGATAGCAGACATTTTAAACTTACTACGAATAGACGATTTCTACGGAAAATCGGACAACATAGAGATAGCTAAAGGAAGATACAAACTACCTACAACGGTAAAGGATGTATTTAAACAAACGAAGAGAGAATTAAAATATAAAAAGACAGGGTTTCAATGGAAAAGCACACGATAAACATAGACGTAAACACTCAGAAAGCTAACTTAGATGTTGACAAGTTAGATAAGAACTTAACTGAGTTAGACAAGACCGTTGAGAACCTAGCGGACACTATGGACATGGACTTAGGTGCTGCCATATCCGAGATAGAAGACAAGCTAACACAACTCGCAGTACAAGGAAAACAAAACACTGAAGAGTTTAAAAGCCTAGCTAAAGAAGCTGGTAGGTTAAAAGGTGTTATTGCAGAGGTAGATGCACAGGTAGAGTTCTTTGCAGCTACGAATGCGGATGTAGGACAGAAAATTGGACTACTCGAAGACCAAATGTATCGCATGGCTATAGCTGGAGATACTACTTCTGCTGAGTTTAGAAAGATACAAGCTGAAGCTGCTGCATTAAAGCAGTCAGTAATAGCTGTTGACATGGCTTTAGACGGTATGGCTATGACTACTACTCAAAGACTTACAGGAGCATTAGGAGGTGCTACTGGAGCGTTTGCTGCTGGTCAAGGAGCTATGGCTGCTTTCGGTGGAGAAAGCGAGGCAGTTAATGAGGCATTGCTTAAAGTAAATGCTGCAATGTCAATGCTTCAAGGTGTTGAGGCTATAAAACAAGCTGCTCCAGCTTTTAACGCATTAAAAACTTCTGTTGTTGGTGCGTTTCAAGGAATGACTACAGCAAGTAAAGCATTTATGCTTACTGGTATTGGTCTTGTGATTACTGCTATAGCTGCTGCTGTTGCTGCATTTGATGGAATGGGTAAGTCTACAGAACAATTGATAGCTGAACAGAAGAAATTAACAAAGGCTTTTGATGACCAAAGCGCTGCAATAGATAGAAATAAGCAGCAAATGGAAGCTCGGATAGATACTGAAATTGCTTATGCAGAAGCTGTAGGGAAAAGCGAGAAAGACATTGCTAAAATAAGAGAACAGGGTACTGAAGATTTAATTAAAGAGACGAATAAACAGATTAAAATTCAGCAGCAAAGATTAAACTTTTTAACATCTGAAGAAAACAAACTAAGCATAAATAGAAAAGCAACATCTAAAGACCAATATGATGAGCTTATACGAAACAACCAAAAGGAGGTTAACGAAACTAAGAATCACTTAAACAAACTAAAGGTTGAAAATAACTCTCGTAGAAATGAAATAAAGCTAGACACACTTCGCCAAAAGACGGAAGAGAATGAAGCTGTAAAAGCAAAAGAAGAAGAGGAAAGACAAGCTGCTGCTGACCGTGCTAAACAAAGAGCTTCAGATGCAGCACAACAGAGAAAAGACGCATTAGCACAATTGAGAGATGCTCAGAATGAATTTACTGAGCAAGAGCGTTTGTCTTATATGACAGAGCAAGAGCGTGAAGTCTATGAGGTAAATAAAAAATACGAAGAGCTTATTAAGTTAGCTCAAAAGTACAAGCAAGATACTGCCATCTTAAAAGAAAATCAGCTTAACGAAGTAAACAACATAAACACGAAATATGCTCAGGAAGAACTAACAGCCGAAGCAGAGAAACAAGCTAGGTTAACAGAACAACAAGCTGCAGCTCAACAAGAAGCATTAGACGCAGAGGAAGCATTTCAAGAACAATACAGACAAGCTACAACATCTCAAAACCAATTAGAGTTAGATGCAGTAAACGAAAAGTATTTTCAGCTTATTACAGTTGCTGAACAGTACGGAATGGACACTACTGCTTTAAAAGTTAGGCAAGAGGAAGAGTTAGCTGCAGTAGATAAGAAATACAAAGACGAACAAGCTGCAAGAGAGAAAGCGTTAGCTAGTCAACGTCTAGATGCTGTTAAAGGTGGTTTAGATGCGATTGGACAACTTGCTGGAGCATTTGCTGGTAAGAGTGAAAAGTCACAGCGTAGAGCGTTTAATATTCAAAAAGCTGCTGGTATTGCATCTGCTACTATTGATACATACAAATCTGCTCAAGCTGCTTTTGCATCTGCTGGTAACCCAATATTAGGAGCTGTATTTGCTGCTATTGCTGTAGCTGCTGGTATTGCTAACATTGCTAAAATCTCAAAGACTAAATTTGAAGGTGGAGGAGGTGCTGCTGCTGGTGGAGGTGTTTCTGTTCCGTCAAGTGGTGGAGCTGGTTCTGTAACTACTCCTGAGTTTAATATAGTTGGCGGAAACACGGCTAACCAATTAGCTGGACTAGGACAACAACCAGTACAAGCGTATGTAGTAAGTAACGAAGTAACAACTGCTCAGAGCTTAGATAGAAACAGAGTACAAAACGCAACATTATAGACATTAAAAGTTAAAAGGTTATGAAGATAGTAGAAATGGTTTTGAATGAGGAAATCGACAGACAAGGCGTATATGCTGTATCTGTTGTTAACTCACCAGCAATTGAGGAAGATTGGGTAGCACTTAACCATCAATATGTAGAGCTGAAATCTGTAGATGACGAAAAGCGTATTTTGATGGGTGCTGCATTAGTTCCTAACAAACAGATTTACCGTAAAGACAAAGAGAACGGTGAGTTCTATATTTACTTTTCTAGTCAAACAATCCGTAAAGCCTCAGAGCTATTCTTAAAGCGTAACAAGCAGAATAACGCTACCTACGAACACATGAAAGAGATAGACGGAATGAGTGTAGTAGAGAGCTGGATAATCGAAGATGAGGACAAAGATAAATCTAAACTGTACGGATTCAGTTTGCCTGTAGGTACTTGGATGATATCCATGAAAGTAGACAATGACGAGGTTTGGAGTAAGGTTAAGGAAGGTGAGATTAAAGGCTTTAGTATCGAGGGATATTTTGAAAGTAAGACTGAGCTATCAAAAGACGAATCTGTTCTAGATGAAATTGTAAACATTCTTAAATCAATCCAATGAGCAGACGGTTTATAAATAGTCAGTTTACTACTCAGGTTCAAGACGTAACTCCTGACGTAAAAGAGTTGAGCGTACCTGAAGAGGGAGCGTTAATAATGTGTGAGGGTATTTTGTATGTTGGAATAGACAATGAATGGCAAAGACTTAGCACTGGCTTTATACCTACCACTACGAACTACGGATTATTTGCACAGACTGGAGATAGCGTAGCAGTAACAGCAACTACTACAGAGACTACAATTATTAATGGAGGCGTAGGTACTTTATCTGTACCAGCAAATGGATTTAAAGTAGGTGATACATTCAGAGCAGATTTCGCTGGACAAATGTCAGCAAAGAATGGAGATACTCTTCGTATTAGAGTAAAAGCTGGTTCTGTTGTGTTAGCTGATAGCGGAATACAAACAATGCCGTCTACTACTAATGCTGTTTGGTCATTGTCTTTAGATTTCACTATTCGTCAAATAGGAGGAGCTGGAATTGCTTCTGTCGTGACTATTGGTAACTTCTTACACGTTAAGCAATCAAATAATACTTCTGAAGGGTTTGGTTTTAACACGGTCAACAATACTACGTTTAATACTACCATTCCAAACACGTTAAATGTGACTGCACAGTGGAGTAGTAACTCAGCATTAAATAGTATTTACTCGGATGTATTCGTTTTAAATAAAGTTTACTAATGAAAACAGAAAGCACAACATCACCACAGAACTCAGGAAGAGGTTGCCTATGCGAAGACGAAACCTACCATATAGACTGCTGTGACGGTAGCTTACAAGCTCAAGGCATCGGTTCACTAGAAGGACAAGGAGACGTAGTACTAACACAAGAGATAGTAGAGCGTAATATCATACGTTCAAACGGATAAAAATGAAACAAATAAAAACCAAATAGTTAATAAGTTATGAATAAAAGTGTATTAGAAAAGTTGAGCAAGTTTGAAAAAAACGTAGAACTTGCTGAAGTAAAGGTAGATTTGGCTGTAACTGACGAGGTAGCATCTAAATTAAAAAATATCAATGATATTTTGAAAATCGCTAACGACTCAAACAATAAAGTTGTAAAGTTAGCTGAACAATTAAATGCTGCTTATAAAAAGTCTGCTCCTTATGTTAATTATAGTAAGACTATGGGTAAGCAAATTGACGGGTTATATAAAAACCTAGAGAAATTAGCTAAAGAATTAGGTGTTAACATACAGTCTACAGATGCGTTTAAAGGCATTCAAGATGCTTATCAGTTTTTAGGGCAAATTGAGGACGCAATGTCTAACATGAAAAATGCAATTTCAACAATAGGTAAATAATATGAAAGCAAACGAAGCAATCAAACAAATAAAAACATTACTCGGTCTAGAGACTGAAGTTAAGTTAGCACAAGCACGTCTATTAGACGGTACAACAGTTATCGAAGCTGAAGTATTTGAAGCTGGTATGGAAGTATTCATCGTAACAGAAGAAGGTAATGTACCTATGCCTGTTGGAGAGTACGAAATGGAAGGTGGTGAGTTAATCCTTGTAGTAGAAGAGGAGGGTATCATTGCTGAAATCAAAGAGAAAGTTGAAGAGACTGAAGAAGAAGAAGAAGCTCCAGCTCCTGAAGCTGAGACAGAAGTAGTAGAGGAAGAGATGAGTGAAGAAACTCGTCAGCCTAAGAAAACTATCGAGTCTATTATCAAAGAAACTCTTTTCTCTGAAATTGAAAAAATCAAAGCAGAAAACGAAGAACTTAAAGCTGAACTAGCTGCTCTTAAAAATGCTACTGAGTTAAGCGCTGTAGAAGATATTAAGCCTATCCAGTACAACCCTGAGAACGAGCAAAAAGCTGAGGTATTTAAGTACACTAAAAACCGCTCAATGTCATCACTTGACAGAGTGTTAAACAAATTGAAATAATATTCACTTTTTAAAATCAACAAATTATGCCAACAAATTTGGACATCACAACAACGTACGCAGGGGAAGCGGCAGGTAAATACATCGCTGCTGGTCTTCTTTCTGCTAACACAATCGAAAACGGAGGGGTAACAGTTGTACCTAACGTTAAGTACAAACAAACAATCAAGCGTTTAGATTCTGACTCATTAATCGCAGATGCTACTTGTGACTTCACTGCTACAGGAGATGTTACTTTGACAGAACGTGCAATCGAGCCTAAAGAATTACAAATCAACGCACTTTTGTGTAAAACTGATTTTGCATCTGACTGGAACTCTTTAGAGATGGGTTATTCTGCATTTGACGTTCTACCTAAATCTTTCCAAGATTTCTTTATTGCTCGTATGCTAGGACAAATGGCAGAAGCTACTGAGACTTCACTTTGGAGAGGTGTTGAGGCGACTAACGGACAGTTTGGTGGTATCTTCACACAAGCATTAGCTGAAGCAGGAACAGGTATTCCTGTGGGACAATCTTTAGTAGGTGTTTCTGTAGACGCTACTAACGTAATTGATGAATTAGGCCGTGTGGTTGACGCTCTTCCATCTTCACTTTACGGTAAAGAAGGTTTGAAAGTATATGTTTCTCAAAACGTAGCTCGTGCATATGTTCGTGCATTGGGTGGTTTCGCTGCTGCTGGTGTTGGTGCTGCTGGTACTAACGCACAAGGTACACAATGGTATGGGATGGGTTCAGGTTTGTCTTTTGACGGAGTTAGCTTATTTGTTGCTAACGGACTTGCTAACAACTCTATATTAGCTACTACTACTGAGAACTTGTATTTCGGAACTGGTCTACTTTCTGACCACAACGAAATTAAGTTGATTGACATGGCTATGATTGACGGTTCTAAAAACGTACGTTTTGTAGCTCGTTACACTGCTGGTACTCAAATCGGTATCTTGGAGGATTGTGTTGTTTACTCTCCAGCTTTAGACTAATTAATTAATAAACTCAAGAAGGGGAGGGCGGTCTAACTTCCCTCCCTTTTTTATAAAAACAAAAAGATATGGCTTGTGATATTTCAAACGGTAGATTAGAAGCGTGTAAAGACGGAATCTCAGGATTAGATGCAATCTACTTTATTAATTACGGTATTAACTACCCTACAGACGTTACTTTCTCTTCAGCAGTAGGTTTAGAAGATGTAATTACAGATGTAGCTGGAGTTACTGACTTGTACAAGTGGGAGTTGAAAGGTGCTAACTCATTCGAGCAGACTATTCAAACTTCACGTGACAACGGAACTACTTTCTTTGAGCAAACAATTGTAGCTCAGTTTAAAGTTCTTGACCCTACAACACACAAAACAGTTAAGTTGTTAGCTTATGGACGTCCTCACGTAGTTGTGCGTACACGTTCAGGAAGCTACTTCCTTGCTGGTCTTGAAAGAGGTGCAGACGTAACTGCTGGTACTATCTCTTCAGGTACTGCTATGGGTGACTTTAACGGATACAACCTTACACTAACAGCTATGGAAAACATCCCAGCTCCTTTCTTGGACTGTACAGATGAGACTACGTTAGCTGCTGTATTTGGTGGTGCAACAATTGTTACTACTTAAGATACCAATAGGTTAAAAAGGAGGGAGGCAATTAGTCTCCCTTTTTTTATTTCAAAACAATTCAGCGCTTTTAAGTTATTAATATATGATAGTAACAACGTCAGATGCTGAGGTTAAGACATTCAGCTTAGTATTAAAAGACCCTGTAGTCACAAAGTGTGTACTTAGGGATGACTCACGCAATGTTTACTTTCTATATGATGTAGAAGGTGTGACTGAAGAGGAGTACTACTATTCAGTTGAGATAGACATCACAGACGATTTGCTTAATAACCGAGTTTACGACTTTAAGCTACTAAATGACGAAGACGAAATAATCTATTACGACCGTCTTTTTGTTACTGACATTCCAGCAAATGAATTTAGCGTTAACAAGCTGCCAAATGGAGCGAGTATATACGTCTCACATAGTAGCGATAACGAATATATAACTTATGGACAACAATAATTTCAACGTCAAGTTTATCGAACTTGCTAAATACGAGACTCCAGTAATCACAGAAGGTAAACGTGAGGACTGGGTAATGTATGGCGAGGACAATAACTACTTTCAGTATTTGATTGACAGATACACTTATTCTCCTACCAACAACGCAATCATTAACAACATAATCAAATTGGTTTACGGTAGAGGATTAAACGCTTCAGATGCGTCTAAAAAGCCTCAGCAGTATGCTCAGTTTATGACCATGTTCAATAAGGACTGTGTTCGTAAAATGATTATGGATTCTAAGATGCTTGGACAATTCGCTATCCAAGTACATTACTCTAAAGACCATTCAGTAGTTAAAAAAGCGTATCATATACCTGTACAGCTTTTACGTCCTGAAAAGTGTAATAAAGACGGTGAAATCGAAGCCTACTATTACTCGGACAACTGGGAAGACACTAAAAACTTTCCACCTAAAAGAATCCCATCTTTCGGAACGTCAAAAGAGCAAGTAGAAATACTATACATTCGACCGTATTCTGTAGGTATGAAGTACTTCGCTTTGGTTGACTATCAAGGAGCTTTACCTTATGCTGTTTTAGAGCAAGAGATTTCAGATTATCTAATTAACGAGGTTCAAAACGGTTTTTCAGGAACAAAGTTGATTAACTTTAATAGCGGAACTCCTCCTGAAGAGGAAATGGATGCTATAGAAAGAAAGGTAATGGGTAAGCTGACTGGTTCAAAAGGTAAGCGTGTTATTATATCATTTAATCACTCAGAAGCTCAAAAGGCTACTATAGATGACATTCCGTTAAACGATGCACCTGAACACTATACATACCTATCTGAAGAGTGTATGCGTAAAATAATGCTAGGGCATAACGTTACATCTCCTTTACTATTTGGTATCAGCAGCAGTAATGGATTTAGCTCTAATGCAGACGAATTACAGAACTCGTTCATTCTTTATTACAACATGGTTATTCAGCCGTATCAAGATTTGATAATTGAGGCTATTGACCGTGTATTAGCAGTTAACGGTATCAGCTTAAAGCTGTATTTTGAGACGTTAAAACCTTTGGAATTTACTGACCCTAGCGGAAAGGTAGAAGAACCTACAGAACTCAGCTCTCTAGACAACGAAGTAGCACGTGATTTAATAGCATTGGGAGAAGATGTGCCTGACAACTGGCTATTGATAGACGAATCTCCTGTAGACTATGATAATGATGACGCAGAGAACGAACTACTAAAAGGCGAAAAGAAGTCTTTATTAAGTAGATTGGTTGAGCTTGTTAGCACAGGTACAGCTAGACCTAACTCAAATAGTGAACAAGACGACACTGTAGAAGGTGTTAAGTTCATTACACGTTACGTATATGCTGGTGAGACTACAGATAAAAGCAGACCTTTCTGTAAGAAAATGATAGACGCTAAAAAAGTCTATCGTAAAGAGGATATTTTGCAAATGAGTAACCAACCAGTTAATGAAGGTTGGGGTCCACGAGGTGCTGATACTTATAACATTTGGTTCTATAAAGGTGGTGGTAACTGTCACCACAGATGGAATAAACAAGTTTACGCAGCATTTGAAGGTACAGGAATAGATGTTAACTCACCAAAGGCAAGACAAATAGCAGTAAGAAAGGCAGAGAAGTTCGGATATGTAGTTAAGAATGACCCTAAAGTCTCTACACTTCCTAAAGATATGCCTAATAACGGATTTTTACCTAAAGAATAATGGAGGCTTTACTAATAACAAGAAACGACTTAGTTAAATTGACTGCGTTAGGAGGTAACGTAGATACTGATAAGTTCATTCAGTTCATCAAAATAGCTCAAGACATACACATACAAAACTATCTCGGTACAAGACTACTAGACCGTATCAAAGATGACATAGTTGATG